CAAGCTATGTTCGTACTCCTGTGTGGATTACAAATAGTTATTTAGGTGCCTTTAGAGCTAACAATTATATCACATTACCTATTGCATTGTACGATGCATCTAATGTAGAGTTTTCTATAGTAGATTCTACAAAACTTCCTCCTGGAATGTTGTTTGATCCTAACACCGGTGATGTGTATGGAACGGTTCCTTATCAACCAAGTGTCACTAAAACTTATTCATTTACTATACAAGCTACAAGATTAGACGGCAACGAATCAGTTACCGCTGAAAAAACATTTACTATTGTTATTCTAGGACTAGTTAATAGTGAAATTACTTGGAATACAAATAGTAATCTTGGATCTATTCCAGCAGACTATGTATGTACATTGTCTGTAAATGCTTCAACTAGTGTACCAGATGCTGTAGTTTCCTATACAATCACAAGTGGTAGTTTACCAAATGGATTAAGTTTAAACTTAGATGGTGAAATCATTGGAATACCTAACCAGTATTATGACGCTGCAACAGGCGAATTAGGACTTACTACATTTGACCTTGGATATAATAAACAAAATAATATTTCAACTTCAACTACTTTTGATCATAGTACAACTACATTTGAACGTGTGTTTACATTTGGTATCACCGCATCCGATCAATATGGCTATGGAGCTACCGAAAGAATATTTACACTACACATAGATGAAGTTAATAAAGTACACTATAGTAATATTGTAACTAAACCTATGTTGGTTCCTAGTCAACGAATTCTATGGCAAGACTTTATAAACAATACTAGTATCTTTACACCTAGCAGCATTTATCGACCAAACGATTCAAATTTTGGATTACAAACAGGTTTGACTATGTTAGTTTATGCTGGTATACAAACAGAACAAGCGGCCGCGTATGTAAGTGCTATTGGTTTAAATCACAAACGTAAAAGATTCCAATTTGGATCATTGAAGAAAGCTGTTGCGGTTGATCCTGTTACAGAAAATCCAGTATACGAAGTTATCTATATACAAATGATAGATCCTATGGAACCCAACGGAAAACATTTGCCATCGAGTATAACCGTAAAAAATAATAATCCTAAGACAGTTACAGTAGATATTGGAACTACGCCGTCCATGCCATTTACAATAGACAGCACAGGATACAAAGTAAGTACTCCAAACGTTAATACATACTATCCTAACAGCATTAGCAACTGGCGTGAACGAATTTCAGAAACTATAGATTCAACAACTGGTACAGCAGATACAGAACGTAACTATTTGCCATTGTGGATGCGTAGTTTTACCACTAGCCAAAAAGAACAAATTGGGTATATTCCGTGTATACCATTGTGTTTCTGTAAAATAGGAACAGCAGATACAATATTATTAAACATTAAATTTAGCGGTTTTGACTTTAAATTGCTAGATTATACAGTAGATCGATATATTGTAAATGCTGTATTAAATTCACAAGGTGACATTTTACACAACGATAAATACCTTGTATTCAAAAACGATAGGATAACCGTATGAGCAATATAGCTTACTCAACCATTTTAACTAATTACCCAACTCCAGGGCAAGATAACAGCACCCAAGGATTTAGAGATAATTTTCAAACAATTTATACAGCTTTAGAAACAGCCAATTTGGAAGTGTCTCGACTACAGACTAGAACTGTGCTGGCCGCAGATTTAACCAGCTCTGGCGGTACTCCTGTTGTAAACAATTTAAATGGTAGCCAAATTACTAACGGCTTGTTTAACCAGTTCAGTGGTATATATTATCCGCAATTACAATTAGATAATACAAGTCCAAATTACCTATCGATGACTTCGGACTTTACTAACGGTGTAATGCAACAATTTAGTATCAAATATACCAATACTGCTATCGAATTTATTAACTGGCCACAAAACGGAACTCCTACCAATTCTAGTTATTATAGCGTTCAACGATTAATGATCAAGAGTAACGATCTTACCAGCGTTAAAACTGTAACATTTACTACAGAAAAATCAGGATCTGTTGTAGCATCTTCAGATAGTATAGGTTTATTAACCAGTACAGGTGGTGTCGGAACATTATCATTAGGAACAGCTGGCTCTGTATTAGCTACTAATCAAACTGGAAATCTTATTTCTGTTGGCACATATTCTTCACTAGCTGTAGGACAAACTATTAAATTTGCAGGAACTAGCGGTAATGGTATTACTGTAGGAACAGTTTATTATATTACTAGTGTAGTTGGCAATGCTATTACTGTAAGTACAACCCAAGGCGGATCTGCAATTACTATCCCAGTTACTGGCGCTCCTTCTGCTCCAATTACTTACATAGCAGGCGTAGAAAAAATTCAATTGCTAGAAGCATTCACCGTAGACTCTGGAAGTCACGTATACATAAGACGACTAGGCGAATTCTAATGCATCCGCTGGCTGGCGATTTATCAATCCTTAAGGATAGTGAAATAGAAAGTAAGATTGGCGACCTTACTAAAAAATATTTCATGACTCATAATACAAGTTTACGCCAACAAATGGGTATGATGCTGGAAGACTACAAAGCAGAATTGAGTAAAAGACGACAAGCTGCTTTGGAAAAACTTATGAATAATGGCGACAAAAGCCTTGACAAGTTGATTAATATCAATTAAAATGTAGGCTATGCGCCTAGATCAATTCGGTAATCCTATTTTTAATTCAGTCGATATATTTCGAGCCCTTTATCAGGGTAAACTAACCAGTCTCAAAGACATGACTGTAGACTACAGTGACGATATTGAACAGTTAGAACAAACAGCTGGATTTACATTCCAACGATTTAATGAACAGTTGGATCAAATCTCAATAGAAGATTTCGATCAAGCACTGCAAAGCGAATGGTTCATGCCCCCAGAATACAGAGATTTTGATGTTGAAAAATGGTGTTTAGATCGGTGTACTACCGATGAGCAACGTAATCGAGTTAACGCAGAACTTGACGCATTTGAAGCTCGCGAAATGATTCCATTACTACAATGGACTAAGCATTTTGTAGATACTTGTAATGCCAATGGTATAGTTTGGGGAGTAGGACGTGGAAGCAGTGTAGCCAGTTTTGTTCTATACTTACTGGGCGTACATCAAATAGACTCGGTCAAATATAATTTAGACTGGCAGGAATTCCTGAGATAAGTACTAATATAATCTAGGAGATTAACATGGCACAAAAAGAACAATTAAGAACCGTATATCGCACAGCCAAAGGCCGTGAAGTGGATATGACTAAGCTAGTTAGCCAAAACGAAATGACAATAGCTGTAGGAAATATGAGTGTAAACGCTCGCGGAGATAAGATTGGTCCGGGTGGCAAAATTGTTGCCAAGCGTGAACAACTTCAACCTGCTAGCTCGCTAATTCCAGAACAAGTTAGTGTTCGCAAACCACAGCCAGAAGTTGCAAAGCCGCAACCACAACCAGAGATAGAAGTACCTATTAAACCTCTAACTCCAACACAAAAAGCCAAGGCTATTAAAGATATGGATCCAGAGGGGTTGGAATGAACGTAGTAACAGGTAAAATTATTCCAATCCGTGACAACATCCTTGTCACGGATATGAATTTTGAAGAACGCAAAACCGCTAGCGGTATTGTGCTACCAAGCGATAATGGTAAAAGTGAAGGTATTCGCCATCGTTGGGGCCGGGTCTGGGCTATTGGTCCAGAACAAGAAGATGTCAAAGTCGGTGAATGGATTCTATTAGAACACGGTCGTTGGACCCGTGGCGTTACTGTCGTAGATGAAAACGGTGATGAAATCGTTATTCGTCGAGCAGACACAAAAGCTATTTTAATGGTTACTGACGAAGATCCTGGAGACAATACATTTGGTATGCATAGTAAAGTAGAACACGCAAGTTTTGATCCTGCTTCATTTGCTAGACCAAGTTTCGAACAATAATCCAACTATTCGAGTAACAGGGCTATTGACTAGCCCTGTTTTCACCTGTACAATAAGCTAAAGGAGACTCGCATGGACTTTGCTTTATCTTTAATAGCATTATTAGCATCGGCATTTTTTGCCAAAACATCGTATGATGATTATAGAATCGGACAAGCAATGATCTGGTCATGTCTTGTCGGTTGGAATTTACACACAATATTAGGATTAACATGATTGAATTATGGGTTGACAAATATCGTCCAAAAAGCATGGACGGTTATGTTTGGAGAGATAACGCTCAAAAGCGTCAAGTTGAAAGCTGGATCAAAGATAAAAGTATTCCGCACTTGTTGTTAAGTGGTACACCAGGTATTGGTAAAACTACTATGGCTAAGATTTTAGTCCATGAAATTGGAATCGAAGATGCTGATGTGTTAGACGTCAATGCATCACGCGAAACTGGTATTGATTTTATCCGTAATAAAATTGTCCCGTTTATTAGTAGCATTGCGTGGGGACCATTTAAAGTTGTACTACTTGACGAAGCAGATCGTTTAAGTCCGCAAGCACAAGACAGTTTAAAAGGTATTATTGAAGAATACTCAAACTACGCTAGATTTATCTTAACTTGTAATAACCCTAATATGGTTGTACCGGCATTACATAGTCGTTGTCAACAATTTCATTTTACTAAACTGGATCAAACAGAGTTTACAGCTCGTGCGGCTACAATTTTACTAGACGAAAATGTAGAGTTTGATGTAGAAACATTAGACTTGTATGTAAGCACAACTTATCCAGACCTGCGTAAATGTTTAAATCTGTTACAACAAAATACCAGCGAAGGAAAGTTGCATAGCCCACATCAAGAAGATGCCGGTACATTAGATTACAAATATCAAATGGTTGAGCTATTTAAAGCTGGTAAGATACAAGAAGCACGTAAATTCTTATGTGGCCGTGCAAGGCCGGAAGAAATGGAACAGATTTATACTTGGTTGTATACAAATATTGCTAATGTATTTGATGATCCAGCTAAACAGGATAAAGCTATTTTATTAATTAAACAAGGGTTAGTCGACCATAGAAGTATCATCGATCCTGAAATCAATCTTGCAGCAACACTAATACGGTTATCACACTTGTAAAACAAAAAAGGGCCACTGGGGCCCTTTTTTTACATCACTTATTCTCCATAAATCGCTAACACCTCCTTCACGGCATTATGGCGTTCGATGTCCTTGGCGTCAAATCGAATAATGTCGATATGTTCCAAATATTCTTTTTGTTCGAGCAAGTTACAGAAATCAATTAGACCATTATCGCTCAATCGGTCTGCTTGGGCCAAATCGCCTGTCACTACCATCTTAGAACCCTCTCCTAAACGGGTCAGTAGCATTTTCATTTGATTTTGTGTGGCATTTTGCATTTCATCTGCAACTATGTATGCGTTTTTAAATGTGCGTCCACGCATGTACGCAAGTGGGCTTATTTCAATAACACCTTCCTCTAGCATGTTTGCTATTTCTTTCTTTTGATAATATTCGCCCAAGACGTCAAATATAGGACGGGTCCACGGTGCCATCTTTTCATTTAAGTCACCTGGTAAAAATCCTAAATCTTCATCTACGGACACGGCGGGTCTGGTTACCACGATTCTGTCAACTTTGCCTTCCTGAAACAGTTTAATTCCGTATTGCACAGCCAACATGGTTTTACCCGTGCCGGCAGGACCAATAGCAAGCACTATGCTAGTAGTTTCTGCGTACAATTTTTGGAGGTATAGTTTCTGATTAGCGTTACGTGCATTAATGCTGACACGTTGCTTTTTTGCCGGAAGATACGGCTGGAAATCAATGATATTAACTTCTGATGTAAAACGCTTTTTCACTCGTTGTTTACTCATTAAAGTTGCTCCTACTTTAAGGTTAAAGTAAGACTTGTAGTGACCGCCTTTGATAACTACAGAGGTCCTACACTATTATTTAACGAATATAAGGAAATATAAACTGTTATGTTATGATTTCAAACCAGCTAAATAAGTATAGAAAACTCTGGAACCTAATATGCACGATATTTTAGACGTTATAAAAAACCTTGAAGACCTTTATGAAAATAACAGCAGTCTAGCTGTATTAAAAGACTTCGAACGTGTCTTAGATCAAATGGACATGTATGTCTACGAAAACTGGGAAAATGGCGAATTAGCCTATGGCCCTCGAGTAGACCGCCACTGGATTACCGCTGGGTTCATGTGGGAAGCTACTAAGATGCCTAACCCAGTTGCTGCACAGCGTTTAACTGAATTAGGATGTAAAGTTACATATCAAAAAAGCCATTTACTAGAACCGCGTAAAATTCGTACAGCAGAAGATATTCGTCCAGGTACAAAGAAAGGTAAACTTGATCGCAAACCTATATGGATTGTAGAAATTACCATGCCAAAGAAAGTAGCTTTTGATATGTATAAAGGCTACATGGATAAATTAAAGAACGAAAATAAAGAACCTGCTGAAGCACCAACACAAGGTACAGCACCTGCAGGAGGGTCACCTGCTCCAGCGGCGCCAGCAGCACCTGCGGCTCCAACGCCAGCAGCACCTGCGGCATCTGGAGGAGCACCAGCATGAGCCTAAACGAAAGTTTATTCGCTGGCGACTTAGAAAACTTAGTTAAAAAAGTATTCGAAGTTGATAATTTTAAAAGTAAAATTGGTCGAGACGAAGATATAGTTGTCTTAAGTTTTACAGTTGATTACGAAGATCCAGCAAAAGATTTAGAAAACTTTTTTGAAATGGGCTACGATTTTGTATTAGATGCAGATGTTAGTCCTGGTGAAACAGACGACGGAACTTACAGAGTTTATGTTGAATTAGAACGTGGGCGCAGAGTATGTGAACAAATTCTTGAACTAGTCGAAGGAGTAGAGAAGTTAACTGGCGTGGAAGATATGCGTTTTAGATATTTTAAAAATTTTAAAAGTCGACCAGCTACTTTAGAAAATTTAGAAACAGTAATTCCAAGAGATAAAGAAAGTTACAGAGTTGCTACTCAACAAGATGGATTAGATAATTTTAGTAATTTTTTCAGTAATAGCTATTCAGAAAATATTAATGTGTTGGAAGATACAATTTCTTTCAAACGCAGTTTCAGTGGCCCTGTAAAATTTAATATAATAGACAGTGGTAGCAAATCATCAATTTACGAAAATACAAAAGGTCCTATTGTTTTAGAAACAAAAAACATGGCCGAAGTTATGTTCTTAACTAAGGTCATAGGAAATTACAATATTAATAAAATTGGTGATACATTTATATTTGAAAACGGCTCATGGGCTGTAGCACTTAAAAGGATAGAATAATGGCAGATTCATTTACATTTGATTTTAGTTTAGAAAAATGCACAGCAATACTACAAAATAATCCATACAGCGAACATTGGCATGAGGCATTGTGCAAAATATTGCCAGACTATGATATCAACACACTTGAGCGTGTGGCTTGTTTTATGGGGCAAACTATGGTAGAGTCAGCTGGCTACAAAGCTATCATTGAAAATTTAAACTATCGTCCAGAAACATTGTGCAAAGTATGGCCGCATTATTTCAATGCCAGCAATGTTAACGACTATGCTCATCAACCAGAAAAGATTGCTAATCGTGCGTATGGTGGACGTATGGGCAATGGTGACGAAGCTTCGGGCGATGGTTTCAAATACTGCGGACGTGGACTCATTCAGTTGACTGGAAAAAGCAACTACGCTAAATTTGCTGAAAGTATTGATACTCCCTTAGATGATGTTCCAGAATTTCTAACAACATTTGAAGGTTGTGTACAAAGTGCTTGTTGGTTCTGGGAAGCTAATAATCTTAATGCTCTAGCAGATCAAGGTGATGTATTAGGTCTAACTAAAAAGATCAACGGTGGTACATTAGGTCTAGCTGAACGTCAACAACATACTGCTAACGCACACCAAATCTTATCGAGTTAATTATGTTTAGTTGGTTACTAGAACAAGTATTAGGAAATCTACCCACATGGTTGTGGCCTACTATTGCCGGAGGTTCGGCAGTTGTTTATTTTTTAGCTCATATTATCGGCAATTTTCCTAATTTTAAACCATATGCGTTGTTTATTAAACCTGTGGCATTTGTATCAATTTTAGGCAGTGTTTTTATGTTTGGGGGCGCTGGAGTAACCGATATACTACAAGCACAGATTAAAGAACAAGAAGCTAAAATTGCTGTGGCACAGCAAGCTAGTTCAGATGCTAATACAAACATACAAACAAAAATCGTCACTAAAACTAAAGTTATTCATGATACACAAGTAGTTTATCAAGAAAAAATTAAAGAAGTTGAAAAGAAAATCGATGCAGACTGTAAAATTGATCCAGAGGCTATTACTATTTTAAATGGTGCGGCTAAGAATCCATTAGGAGCGACTAAGTGAAAAAATTATTAGTCGCCTCATTAATTGTATTTCTGAGCGGTTGTTCTAGTGTTACTGGACCTAAAATGACTATGTCATGGCCGGATACTCCGCCAGATCTTAAAACAGCTTGTCCAGATCTAAATCAAGTAGATGCTTCTACAACAAAACTAAGCGATGCGTTGAATGTTATTACAGTCAATTACAGTCAATATTACATTTGCAAAGATCGTGTAGATAATTGGATTGATTGGTACAATACTCAACAAAAGATATTTAACAGCGTGAAATAAATACGTATATAACAGCCAAAAGGAGCGAACTATGGCAGAAGAAAAAGACGGCGGTGGAGCAGAATGGATGCAAAAACTATGGCGTCCAGCAATGGGTTGGATGTACATGTTAATCTGTATGGCCGACATGATAGTATTCCCAGTACTATGGGCATTATGGCAAGGCATTAATCATGTACCTATTACACAATGGAATCCACTGACACTTCAAGGTGCTGGTCTGTTTCATATTGCTATGGGTGCGGTATTAGGTATTAGCGCATTTGGTCGTACACAAGAAAAATTAGCAGGTACAGCAGCCAATCCAACTTCTACAAGCCAAACAATTACTAACAATCAAAATATGTCAGGCAATGTAGCTGGCGGTTTTGGTAGTGGTGGTAATATGGGTGGTGGATTTGGCGGATCAACAGGAGGATTTGGCGGTGGAAACAACTCATCATTTGGCGGGGCTCCAGCATTTGGCGCACCTGCGTCAGGAGGATTCGGAGCATCATCCGGTGGCTTTGGTTCATCAACTCCATCTACAGGCGGCTTTGGAAGCACACCTCCAGCAACAACACCCACAGGGTCAGCAGGAGGTTTTGGATCGGGTTTTAACAGCGGGTCAGGAGCAACACCCGCAACTACGCCAGCGTTAACATCATCTGGTAAAAAAGTTGTTCCATCATTTGACCAACCAGCACTATAAGGAAATAAAATGAAAAAATTATTAGCACTTTTAATTGTAGCAGTTTTTGCTAGTTCAGCAATGGCTACAGAAAAAGCCAAAGCACCTGCCAAAGCACCTGCAAAGAAAGAAGTTAAACATCACAAGAAAGCAGAAGGTACTGAAATAGCTGGTACTAAACCAGATACAGTAGCACCTAAAAAGAAGAAATAATTATTATGGCAAATACTCGTAAACTACACTACAAGGACATTAACTCAGATGCTGCCGCTTATGTGGGCGAACTGGGCAGTATTTTCTTTGATCCTACAACTACTACCTTACGTATAGGTGATGGAGTAACAGAGGGTGGTAAACCTTTAGTTGATTTAAAGAGTGCTAGTATGTTTGGTACTGATCATGGTCATGACAACGCCTACATAACGTCAAGTAATCATTATACCGGTGATCTTGCTTATAACTGGACTTTTCAATGGCAGAGTAATAGTAAAGGCGAAATTATTTGCTACAATCCACAGAGCTTTAATCCAAGTGGTGTGACCACAGCATGGACGGTGACATCGTATGTAAACGGTGTAGCCACTGTAAGCAGAAGTACTAAAACTTGGGATAATGGACACAGCTACGGTACCGACTTGACTGCGGCATTAACTAACAGTGGCGACTATGCTCAAATGGTATTTGTAGATCTATCCACTCATGCGGCTTTTGAAGTTACTTGGACAGCAGAGTCCAGTACAGCGGGCGGAATCAGTGTACGAGTACTTTACGGTGATTTTACAGTTCAAGCTAACGGTTAACGACAAGCCAAACTCTTGACAGGCTTCGGCTAATGTAGTATAATTACTATATTAACGGAGCCTGTTTTTACGACTATGACTGATTATTACCAAACATTAGGTGTTAGCGAAGGTGCTAGCCCAGAAGAAATTAAACGAGCATACCGAAGCTTGGCTAATAAACATCATCCAGACAAGGGTGGGGATCAAGCCAAATTCAAAGATATCAGTGTTGCTTATGAAAATCTAAGTGATCCGCAAAAGAAAGCTGAATATGATCAACAACGTATGTACGGCGGCGGACAACAGTTCCATTTTAATACAGGCCCTGGAGGTTTTGATCCATTTGGTCATATGTTTGGTCAAGGGTTTGGACAAGGTAGTCCATTTGGTGACATTTTTGGTCACATGCGTCAACAAGCTAGACGTAATAGAGATTTAAACATACAATGTCAAGTAAGTTTTATCGATAGTTATACCGGTAAGCAGTTAGAAGCAAATTACAGACTACCAAGTGGACGTAATCAAAATGTTGTTATTAACGTGCCGGCTGGTATACAAAACGGAGATACTATCCGTTATAACGGTCTAGGCGACGATAGTGTTCCTAATGCTCCACGTGGAAATTTAAATGTTACTATTATTGTAAATCCAGATCCAAACTACGAAAGACGTGGAGATGATGTGTTTACAAAAGTTGATATTACACCTATCGAAGCTATGATTGGAACTAAGAAAACTGTTAAGACATTAGGTGGTCAAAGTTTAACTCTTGAAATTAGAGCAGGAGTTGAAACAGGAGTAGAGTATGCTAGTCACGGAAATGGATTTCCGAATGTAAATAATGGGCAGAAGGGACGATTTGTTAGTGTAGTAAACATTAAAACTCCTGCTGTAACGGATCCACTTTTAGTAGCTGAACTAGGTAAACTCAATAATGCAATTAGTCAAAAGTACTGATCAAATATTAAAAACTTGTGCCCAACCTTGGATTTTCGAAACCGATAAAGATTTTGAAGATGCTCGACAGCTAGAAATAGACATGGTTCAGCTTATGATTGAAAGTAACGGCATTGGCTTGGCTGCTAATCAAGTTGGACTACTTAAAAGAGTATTTGCAATTCTTCTTAAGGATCAAGTTCCGTTCTGCATGTTCAATCCGCAAATTGTTTCAAACACACCAGATTTTGTAAACGGGGAAGAAGGTTGTTTGAGCTTTCCTGATTTATTTTTACCAGTAAAAAGATACAATTTGATTACCGCCGAATACTTTGACAGGGCGGGAAAAAAGTGTATAATAGATTTAAATGGAATAGATTCTAGATGTTTCCAACATGAATTGGATCATTTAAATGGAGTCTGTTTTGTTGAAAAAGTTAGCCCGTTAAAGTTAGCAATGGCAAAAAAGAAACTATTAAAAAGAGGAAAAAGTAATGGTCGAACCAAGTGATAACCTACAAGCAGTTTTTGAAAGGGCAATCGAAACCGCTAAAAAATTGCATCACGAATATTTAACAATCGAGCACTTGATGTTTGCTATGTTAGCCGACGAAAGTTTTTCTGCCGCCTTGACAGGCTTTGGAAGTAATACAGACGCTCTTAAACAAGATTTAACCGATTATTTGCAGAACAAATGCAGTGAGTTTACAATACCTGATGTAGTTGTTAAACCTAAAAAAACACAATCAGTCGAACGTGTTCTTAACCGTGCGTTCACACAAGTCCTATTCAATGGACGTCAACAAATAGAACCAACAGATGTTTTCTTGAGCATGTTTGGAGAAAAACGTAGTTGGGCGTTTTATTACATTAATAAAAACGGTATCGATAAAGATAAGTTTAATGATTATATCAATAATAATATTGAAATCGAAGAAGAAGGACCTGCCGATGGTCAAAGTGACAAGGCGCTCAAGGCATTCACTACTAACTTAAATGACGAAGTTACTAAGAAGAAAATTGATCCAGTTATTGGACGTATTGACGAATTAGAAAACATTGCACTAGCATTAGGTCGTCGTAGTAAAAACAACGTAATCCTTGTAGGAGATCCAGGTGTCGGTAAGACAGCCATAGCAGAAGGTCTAGCCTACAATATTGTTAATGGTGCTATTCCTGATTTCCTAAAAGAATATAAGGTATACAGTTTAGATATTAGTGCTATGCTTGCTGGCAGTAAATATCGTGGTGACTTTGAAGAACGTTTTAAACTAGTTATCAAAGCTCTACAAAAGAAAGGCAAGACTGTTTTGTTCATTGACGAGGCACATATGATCTCTGGCGCAGGATCTGCTAGCAACTCAGCTAACGACCTAGCTAACATGATGAAACCTGCTCTAAGCAAAGGCAACATTAAAGTTGTGGCCAGTACTACATGGGAAGAATATCGTAAACACTTTGAAAAGGATCGTGCGTTGATGCGTCGATTCCAACGCATTACTGTTGACGAGCCAACTATGGAAGTTACTAAGCAAATTCTTAAAGGTATTAAGAAATATTACGAAACATTCCACAATGTTAAAATCCGTGATGATGCTATTGATGCTGCTATTAAGTTGTCAATTAAGTATCAAACAGATAAGAAATTGCCGGATAAAGCAATTGATTTGATCGACGTTGCTTGCAGTCGTTTTAACTTGAAACTTGCAGATGAAAGAATCATCGGCGAGCGTGAAGTACAATACGAACTTGCTAAGATGATTCAAATGCCAGAAGAAAAGATTATGGAAACTGAATCTAGCAACCTTGCTACTCTACAGGATAACTTACAAGCAGAAGTTTTTGGACAAGATCTTGCAGTTACAGAAGTTGTGGACAAGATCATGGTTGCTCAAGCAGGTCTTAAATCTGAGAATAAGCCTATTGGATCGTTTGTATTCATGGGGCCAACTGGTTGCGGTAAGACTGAAACAGCTAAGTCACTGGCCAAGCACTTGGGTGTTAAGTTGCTACGTTTTGATATGAGTGAATATCAAGAGAAGCATAGTATCAGTAAGTTGATTGGTAGCCCTCCAGGTTACGTTGGCTTTGAAGAAAACGCAGGTTTGTTGATTACACAGATTCAAGAGAATCCAAATGCTGTATTATTGTTTGACGAAGTTGAAAAATCGCATCCAGATGTAACAACTGTCTTGTTGCAAATGATGGACAATGGTTTTATTACTGGTTCAAATGGTAAACGTGCAGATTGTCGTAACTTAATTCTTATTCTTACTACAAATGCTGGTGCTCAAGATGCTGAAAAGAACACTATTGGCTTTGGCACACAAGAAAAAGAATACAGTGATAAAGATTTGAAGAAGTTCTTTACTCCAGAGTTCCGTAATCGTTTAGATGGCATTATGACGTTTAACAAGCTGAACAAAGAATCTATGGTTAAAGTTGTTAATAAATTTATCGATGAACTCAAAGCACAAGTTAAAGACAAAGGTGTTAAGATTAAAATCAATAAAGAAGCAACTGAATGGTTAATTACCAAAGGATTTGATCCTAAAATGGGTGCTCGACCATTACAGCGTGTTATCGATAAAGAAATCAAACGCAATCTTGCTAAGATGATGTTGTTCGGTGCATTGAAGAATGGCGGTGGCGCAAGTATTACATTAGAGGGTGATCAACTAGTAATAGTAGCAACTCCTAAAGAAGTTAAAATTCCGCTGTTGGCAATAGATCCACCAAATACTGGCATTGAAATTGTAGAAGAAAATGCTGTACAAGACAACTAGACGTCTCTTTAAAGGCATATACCAGTACAAAATAGTGCTGGTATGTGCCGGTTCGCATTGGTTTCGCTCAGGTAATATAAGCGAAGCGTTTGCAGAATTACAAAAAATAGATCTACAGTCAAATCAAAAAAATATACCGTATCGCAATACGTTTATTAAAACACGAGAAGATTTAGACTATGCTTTTAGTCTAGCAACTGTGTTAAATCAAATGAAAGATTTTGAATTACGTGTTGAGTCTCCATGGATTTCAATCTATACCAATGCTAAAAAAGATATAACTAAACTCTCTAAGCTAGATGAAACTAAAGTAAAGTATATTTCTGAGCCAGCTAACACAAATCTTAGTGCAGATACTATAATCATGCCTAAAATGAACTTTGATTATCGTATTACACTGGGCAAAACTAACCAGCCTAACCCAGCATTTATAGACTGGGCAAACTCTAGTAAAAAATGCAAACTAACTAAAAGCTGTATTAGAGATCTAGGAAAACCTCGTAGTTGGGGTGGGACACATTTCTACATTACAGGCGATAACAATCTTCTATTAGCTAAAATGCACTTAGGTGGTTCCATAGCAAAGATAGAGCGTATAGTTAAAAACTAAAGCCTGTCAAAAGCGATAAATACTCTAACCGCAGAGTTATCTGCTGATATTACGTTACGGGCTTAAAAATGCGCATACAAGACTTATTAGAAGGGCATCATTTTAAAGATAGCGATTTTGTTGTCAATAAAGGTGAAAAACGCGAGATCAATTTCGATCTAGCTGAAGATCTGATGCATTTCATGCACAACGATGACGATGTGTACCGCCGTCATTTGTATCCAAGCCTATCATTTTGTATTGATAGAGCTAAATCCAAACAACCTACAAAGAAAAGTATATTCGGGCCAGCTGTTGAAAGCAGTTACAAATTATACGTTAAAAAATTTCCTATACGCGAACTACCAGACGAATTAGACAAAGAATTATGTAATGAAATCTGTGAAAAACTTCACGAGGAATTTAAAGAACATTTAAGCGACGGCAAGTACAAGGACTAACAATGCTATTAAGAGAATTATTCGTTAGCCTTCATAATAAAAAAATCATTAACGAAGGCGGTAATATTTGGCCTGACACAGATCATTTCGATCAAGCCATTGCTGCCAATTTAGCTCACGAAACTGACAAGTACCTAAACAGTCTTAGTCTTAAAGTATATCTTATCGGAAGTGCTGCAACTCCAACACCTGGAAAAATGAGCGGTGATTTAGATGTTATGACTGATATGAGTCATCTTATGAATCATTTTAAAATTAAAGATCCTAAGACAGCACGTATTGAGTTAGAAAAATACTTACAAGGTCAAGGTTTAATGACTAAACGTACAGGTGTTACTGTACATATTCGTTTACCATATGAAGATAAATTCTATCAAGTAGATATTAAAGCCGTTGTAAACGCAGAGAAAGTACATAAATTTCATGTACACAATATTCCAGCAGGAAGTCCTTACAAAGGTGTACACAAACAAATGATGATGAATGCGCTAGCAAGTAGTCAAGGAATGTTGTGGTCGCCAGATGAAGCGTTATATGCTAGAGATGCTGAAGGTAAGAAATCAAATATGATTAGTGATGACTTAGATGTTATTGCTAAAAAATTGTTAGGACCGCATGCCAAGGAATCAGATTTAGGCAGTGTTGAAAGTATTTTAAATGCTATTCCAGATCCAGCACGTAAGAAGGAAATATTTGACAAAGCAAGTAGTGGTGCAAGTTGGCAAGCTGTTACTCCAACTACAATAAACGAAGCCGCTGCTCCAACTGTTGGCCGTAAATATCAACATATCGAAGATTTAGTATTCACGAATGGTAGTACAGGCGGATTGCATGCCGTTGAACGACTACGTCATATGACCAGTAAGGGTGGCAGCATAGAATTAAAATGGGATGGTAGTCCAGTTATCTATTGGGGTCGTGATGAACACGGTAAGTTCCATATGTTTCCAAAAAATGCATGGGACTATATGAAGCGTGGTACTACTCATACTAAGAGTGGTGTAACTACCATGATGAACGACCCAGATGATGTTGCTATGTTTATTTTAGGAACTGGAACCTTACAGCCTGGGCAAGAAGAACAGCGCAAAGCATTTGCAAGAGGATTGTCAGACCTTTGGCCATACTTTGAACAGATTAGTCCTAAGACAGGGTATATCGAAGGTGGGATATTGTTTAGTCCATTAAAGCCGGCGGTGTTAAATCCTAGCACACACGAATACGACTTTACTCCTAACATAACAAGTTTCCATATTCCTGCAACTAGCGAATTAGGTAAAAAAATTGCTAAGGCAAAAATAATGGTTGCTGCCACTGGATACTATACTCATATCGGAGCAGATGAAACACGTTATCCTAATGCTGAAAAATTATCAACATCAGATATAATTGTGCAAGGTACAACTTATGTAGAAAATGCTCCTCAAGTAGATTCTACTGGTTTAGATCACGCAGAAGATTATATTAAACAGAATAAATCAGCTATCGATAGTTTCTTAGCAGGACAACCTGGACTAAGTAAACCTGGAGATGTATTATATACATTCTTTAATCAAAATTTACGAGTTGCAGGTGTCAAACAACATTTTGCACAATGGGCTCAATCTAAATTAAGTAACGCACAAGCACAAAAAGTTTTAAGCCATCCTGGACTCGATGCTGTGTTGACCGCTGTTGAATTATTAACACATGAAAAAATGAAAGTAATTTCAGCACTAAGTAGTGGAACACACGGTGGAATCCGACAAACAAAGCCCGAAGGTTATGTACAAGCTCACCCTGGTGGTAAGTTTAAAAACGACATACCCGGACAGTTTGTTAAAACAATCGACCAAGCCAACTGGGCTCCAAGGAAAGACTAATGCGTTTAAGACAACTTTTTGAAAACTTAGATCGCACCGGCGAAGGAAAAGCTGCTGTAGTTGGTTGGGGTCGCGGCATGGGTCATAAAGGACACATGTTCTTAGCTGACGCTGTTATTACACAAGCTGAAGAAACTGGCGCTGATCCTTATTTTGTTGTTAGTCGTACTATAGGTAAAGACGATCCAATTACTCCAGAAGAAAAATTGCACATCTATAAAAAAGTATTTCCTAAACATGGACATATTTTTCATACCGCTACAGAAGAAATGCCAGATTTAACTCGTGTACTAACACAGTTAAACAAACATGGTTATACAGATGTTACGGTAGTTGTTGGTGCAGATCAAAAAAATGCTTTAAGTTATGTAACACAGTATAACGGTAAACCAGATAAAGCAGGTAATGTACCATTTAATTTTAATAGTTTAAATGTTATTAGTCGTCAAGAGACTAATAGTAAGTATTCCCAAGAAGAAGGACCACGTGCTACACCAATGCGCGATATACTTAAAGATCCTAATGCCAGTGACGATGAAAAATTCCAAGCATGGCGTGACGCTATGAGTCCAGAACTAAGCGATGATGAAGTTCGCGACATGATGACAAAAGCTGGACAACGCATGGCAGATCCTACCTTTGGTAAAAAGCCTAAAGTAGCAAAGAAAGAAAAGGCTGTAGCGGAAAACGTTACTTCGATTAAATATGCTAATAAGGTAATTAGAGAAATGAGAGCACAAGAATTTGTCCGTCGTCAATTAAATGAAAAAGCAACTATAACAGCAGCTACACCAGATGCACCGTATGCCGGTCAAGGTGATAGCGATGATTTAGCAGATGAACACTTGGCTGGTTTAAACCATGCT